GTTTTGTGCTTCTGCAATTAATTTAGCCAATTCTAAGTTATCTACTTCATCTGGTCCCACAATATTAAACTTAGGAATCTTCGCACCACCAAAATCTGGAATACGAGCATAATCTTCAGGCAGGTTTAGAATAAACATTAAACCATCTGCAACATCTTTAGCATGAACATAGTGGCGTGAGCCTGCCTTTGTTTTGCTTCTATCAGAGTGAATAGTAAGTGTTTCACCATCACGAGCATACCGAATGGCCTTAGGAATAAACTTCTCAGGATGTTGGCGTTCACCAAACACATTCATTGTATGTGTAACAATAATTGGCATATTGTATGTGTTCTCAAATGCAACACACATTTCTTCACCTGCCGCCTTAGATGCTGAATATGGATTCGTAGCATTGTAACGGTCTCTTTCTTTGTAATCTACGCCTTCTGGTGCGGGACCAAACACTTCATCTGTGCTGAAGTAAACAAACTTTTCTAAGTTCTTTAATGTGCGAGCATAGTTTAATAGATTAACTGTACCGATTACATTGTCTTGCACAAACTCCATTGGAAATTCAATTGAGCGGTCTACATGAGAACCAGCTGCAAGGTGCAATACTAATTGAACATCACCAATTAAACCTGAAGTCTGTGGATTAATTTCAGCACGCAAATCATGGAACACAATCTCAACCCGTTTCTTCTGCTCAGGTGAATACTTCTTCATAATATCTTCAAGGCGATTTAGATTGCCAGAGAAATCTAATCGGTCAAGTGATACGATTGTCCAATCTGTTGTATCAAGGATTGTTTCAATCAAGTGATGTGCAATGAAGCCTGCACCACCTGTAATTAATACTCTTTTAGTCATTATATTTTTCCTCTATAACCTTTTTCCATTCTGGTACTCTATCATATTGATGAACAATTGTAAAGTCTTTTCCTGTTGAAGTTGCAACTTTGCCGTCTTTCATAATTGGTGATGGTTCAAGCAAGAATGGTTTGAATTCGTTAATCTTACTTGGGTCGGCAGTTGTGCCTAATTGTGCAGCCCATCCATCTTCTGACTTCATGTATCTTGCCACAGATTTATATGGCTCTTGTGAAATCATAAAGTTAAATGTGGATTGATCCACAATTGGTATAGGTCGATTTACTGACATAACAAATATCATCGCACACAAATCTCTCATCGCTTCACCACGACCTGCCAAAACGCCTACATTGTAGATTGTATTGTCTTTGAATCTTTCATGGAAGAAGGGACCAAATGTTTCAATTAAGTTTTGGTTACCCCATGGTTCATCTTTGTATTTCATTGATTCGGAAGCAAACATCAGCTTAGCACCTGGTAATTCCATGCCAAGGTATTTTGTTGGGTCTTCCTGAAAGATTACATCTTTAACATCGGTAGTAATAACAAACCGATAAGCATCATGTGATTGTAGGTAATTGTAGATGTGAACAAAGCGCTCTACATGGACAGGCAACGATGATTGGTATTCATATCGTTGTGTGGTGTCGTTTGCTTTTCCAGGCAAAATGACCTGAAATCCGGCATCAGATAGCCGTTTGATGGTTTCATAATCAATGTTAAAGGCGACCATAACTTTCTCGCCTTTATAACCTGATTTGTTGATAGAGTTAACCCAATACTTCAGTTTACTCCAATCATAATTCGTGGTACATCCTATAATCAAATCTTTCATAATATTTCCAATCAGTTAATATATTACTTATATCGCTTGTAGTCCTTAAACTTGGTAATGTTTTGACCTGGCGTGTCTTTCTTATAAGTGTTTGCCAATTTATTGGTACCTTCTGCACCTGCACCAGATTTAGGCAAAATGTCTGGACTAATTGCTTCACTTACACTCTTATGTAGTTTCACTCCAGTTACATCTTGTACCAACTTCCATGCTTCTTTATGTTTCTTACTTTTAATATGTGATTGTAACACATCTTTTTGCTTTTGTGAAGCCTTTTGGTGAAACTTAAATAGTTCCATCACACCAATATTGCCTGAATATGCGGCTTCATCCAATTGTTTTAGTGTTTGTTTAATCCAAAATACTCTTTGAACCGACATATTAACCTCTGGTAAGATTCAGAATCTTTTGAATCTGCGTTTCTAGTGTTGCTTTACGGTTAGGCCATTTAATAATTGGTTGGTCTGCCGTCTGTAATAGTTTGGTAAGAAATGGAAGAATTAACTTTTCTACCTGTTGTAATCTTGCCTTGTATTCTTCTACTGTTTCTTCTTTCTCTGCAATAACATCTGTATATTCTTCTTCATCCATTGCGGTGAAACCAAAATCATCATCACCATATTCTTTCATTATTAGGTTGAGGTCATATTTGATATCAGCCATTATTTACTCCAATTTTTTGCAGCAGTAAAATTTGCTTGTGAGAATTCTAATCTATCTATTAACTTCATAGCGTTACCTTTAATTCGGTCAACGGCTACGAAACCTTCTGGTGCAGTAATTCTAAATCCATTGTCTGTGCGAATGAATGTGCCTACATCACGAATGGTTTCCAATTTACGAACAATCATTAGTTTAGCATCAACAAGTAAATTCTGTAAATCAAATATCTTTTTAAGTTCGGCAGCATTACTACGATAGAACCGCATGATTTCATTCTTCTTTGCAATTCTTTCTTTTTTGGTTTTTTCTAATTTGGCTTCAAGAACAGATTGATTCAATTTTGTTTCAATTGTTTTAATCAATTCATTAGTGTGTGCTGTTGTATTCTTAATTGCCTGACCTTCACGCACCTTACTATTATTGAATGTTTTAATCTGCATTAGAATTGTTTCATTGGCTGAAATGCGATTCAATGCCAATGGATTAATCTGTTGAAATAAAGAACCTGCCTGTGATAACACTCTTGTAATTTCTTTTGTTTCATCTTCAGTAAATGTGGCAGTACCAGAAGCATCAACAAACGAAGCATCACGAAACCAAACATCTTTGGTTGTAGATAACTTACCAATATCCACATTGAATGATGCCTTCATATCAGATATGGTTTTGCCTGTGTATGATGTATGAAACACCACGCCTAATTGTGCAGCCATCATTGACTGTGCTAGTTTTGAATCAGCAGGAATGGCATAGACGATTGTGTTTGGTTGAAAGGTAATATATTTTTCACCATCTATGGTTTCTTTTTTCAAATCACTTTTTGAAAACATCATATCGCCTTGCAATACACCTTTGATACCAAGTTTTGGTAGATAACGTAATGCAACTTTCAACTTATCATTCAGACCTTCGGCTGGGTGATTTTTGTCAATGTCTTTATCTGTATAATTTAGTTTTGCATTTTTAGCAAACACACCCTTAGTACCAACAAAGAATTTACCATTCTCAGGATTGGTACCAACAAATATTGCTGGTGCACCGTCCCATTTTGTTGTTACATTCACATGAGATTGTGATTGACCAGCAAGCATATCACGGAGAGAACGGAGAAAATTAATTGCTTCTCGGCCACCTGCTACACCACGATTGAGCAATTCATCTTCAATATGCTCAAGGTGAACATTCTTGCCTTCTTTACCTTCTGTTATAAACTCTAAAAATTTACTCATATATTTTTACAAAGTATGAACTCTGGTTAGTGTTGGATGCGCCATATAGAAAAACATCAGTTGAAAATGAATTTAATTTTGTTATATCACTCATCATTATATCAATCATCTTCATACACATATATTTTGAAATAATAAATGATTCCGTTTCTTTTGCTCTAGCTTTTGCCATCTTTTTAAAATCTATTTCTGATACCATTTCTCCCATATCAGATTTATTATAAGTTATATAATTTGCATTTTTAAATAATTTCTTATACATTCCGTAAAACTCTGTATAAAAAGCAGGCGTATTAACTTTGTTTACAAGTTCTGATTCAGACTCTCTAAAAATTCCTTCACCATAATTATTTTTCAAATAAATGTTTACATTACCACCGCCCACTTTACCACCAGCGGCAGTTGAACCTGATATCTCACCTTGCCATGATGGTTTGCTTGCACTACCACTTGTTGCACGAAACTGGACTCTGCCATCGCCAATATAAAGATAACAATCTATTGATGAGAAGAATGGTAATTGTCCTTTACTTATTCTTTCTGGACTAACAACAAAGCCATTAAATTTATAGGTACTCTTTTTTGTTCCTGGTATATTATACTCATCAGATTTAACAGCTCTTTCAATTTTCTTTAATGATACACCTAATAATTCTCTATTTGTTGAAGAACCTTTACCCGCTAAATTATAAATTTCTTTATTGAGTGCTGACCAACTATCTGACGGTAATTTTGGTAATGAAGTTTGTGATTTTCCAAATGTCGTCATCCAAATATCACCAGGATTCCATTTATCATCACCAAATGAACCTGGTGCTTGCGGTGTATTGCTTGCTTTATCTGCTGCTAAACATTCTTTTTTATATTCAAATATTTTTTTATGAAACTCCGAATCTCTATGAAAATATACTGTTTTTCCTGATTTCATCTTATAGTTTGCATAAAGATAATTTGCAACTTTAACATAAGATTGCACCCATTCAGAAGGACTTTCATTTAACACATCATCTAATGTAGTTTTACCAGTATCAACATATTTAGCAGCTGTCACTAAATCTTCATATGTTAAATCTTCCCACTTAATTGCTTTTTTCTTAACATTAAAAACTAATGATGCAACATAACATTGGCCACTTTCGGTCAATGCTGTTAAATCTGAACCGCCTCGACTACCTCCACCACCACCAAATTCTTTACTCTTTTTAATATCTGATATCTTATATGGTTTACCATCAGAACCCGTCAATCTAATAATACCAAATGTTGTTTTATCTCCAATTTTAAGATTTTGAATTTGTTTAATGGAATTAGTATTCTTAGCTTTTGGAAATGTCATTACTGTTTCTTTATTGCCACTAAGATAAACTTCTAGTCCTTTATTTGAATTGATAGCAGCTAAAAGAATTTTTCTTCTGTCTGGTCTTTTTGCATTTGGCAATTTAAAAAACTCATCTGCGGTCAATTTCGACATCTAATACTCCATTTGTTTATTAGAGTATTTATCCTATCACAACTAACGGATAATGTCAATCTCTTTATCGCCAGACCATACTTCCATCTCGGTTCTGATACGGCCATCGTTCTTTAATGTTTCAAAACGATTGGATGCTTTCTTTTTCCACCATTCCACGATGTTTTTCATGTGAAACTTTTCATAGTTTTCGGGGTCAGGAACCAACTCTGTTTCTGTGCCATTAACCACTTCAATAAAGTTTTTGAAACCATAGTTGGAGATATAGTATCGTTTTCTTTCAGTAAGACCTTTAGCCTTATCAATCACTTCATTGAATCGTGTGAGTTCAGGTTCACCTTTTAGTGCCATCTTAACCATACTAATAACTTTTATTGTTGCTTTGAGTTTCTTACTTGAATCGGATGGATCAACCAATTGTTCACCTGTTGCAGCCTCAACATAGTCTTTAAGTTTCTTGTAGGCATCACCGTCAAGCATTGGCACAAAGTTACTATCAGTTAGACCTTTGAAACGGAGATATGGTTTCATACCATCATACTGTGATACTGTCTTTGAAGAACCATACAGACTGGTTGTTTCAAACAAGCAGAGATTCATACCATACTTTTTGTTCATAACTCCACGCAATTCATGAGAACAACACATAGCGGCAAGTAATTTACCACCAAGATAATTGAAACCAAATGGTTGAGCAGGAACAATGGTGAAACCCATTGCAGCCGAGTTATTAAAGTTTCTTGCGGCTTCTTTGCTCTGTGTGAATACTTGACCAAGCATTTCATTACGAGGTTTCATATTGATGACGGGAGAACCAAGGCGAATGAAACCAACAATCTTCTTTGTGTTCTTTTCAAATACAGCAAACTGAACTATGCGACCGGGAACACTACGAGAGATTAGGTGAGAAGAAATAACGGAGATATAATCTAACCAACGAGAAGAACCAATATCAACCAATTCAAACTCCATATCGTCTGGATGAATGGTGAAATCAGAGAACAAATCTTCTTCAGGCCCACATCCTGGTAAACAAACAGGCATCTCTGCAATTTGTCCCATTTTTTGACTACGCATATAATCATCAATGCGGTCAAAATGATGGTAATAATCTTCCATGTATTTGGCACAATATATGGCTTGTTCTTTATTTAATTTCATAGTGTAATTTTCTGATTGTATTTAATGAATTTCTTTAAAAATCTATTATACACTACCGGGTCTGTTTTTGCAAATAAAATCTGATACATTTCCTTAGAGTGGGAGTTGCCATGTAACCGCATCTCTATTACTGCCTCTTGTGCATAGGCATCTATCTCATCATCGTCACCGTAATACTCTAGTTGAACCTTCAATGTTTTATCCTCTACATTACTTCTGTATTGTTTACCAAAGTTATTGCCTCTTTGGCGAAATTGATAACGATGCCTTTTTTCATGCACCAATGTTTTGAATACTTCATCAATAAAAACCTTTACAGTTGGTTCTTCAAGCTTAAATGATACATCTTTTTCATTTTCATTAAAAGAAATAAACATTTCAATATCTTTACCATCATAAATTGTTGGGTCATAATAACCACCAACACAAAGAATACTATATGATGTATTGGTCTTATCAATATATTTTTTTACTCTGACTTTATGCTCAGCCAACATTCTTCTAGTCCAATAAATTACTTGATTGAGAGTTTTTTCACCACAGAATCGGTGAGAATAAGAATGTAACTTGTCGTAAAGTATTTTGTGTTTCATACCTTGAAACTGTCAAACTTATTGTTGAGCCTGCGTTCACGGTTACCAAATGTATTTAGCGGTTTATCTTCAATTTCTTGGCCAGAATCAATGATATCATTTTGTGCTGATTGCTCGGCATCATACAATCTCATTTTGGATCTATCAACACCAATCACAAATCGTTTATATACATTAGGGTCACCATAACGATTCTTCAACTGTTTAACCATCATTTGATTAAGTTGCTCAAGTTCTTCAGTTGAAATCAAAGCAAACATAAAGTCAGCAGTTGCAGGCAGACCAAACGATTCGGAAGTATCTTCAAGACCAACATCGGTACTTGTGAAGCCACTCCTTGTTGTTTGTGTTGCACTTACAACAGGAACATTAAACTCAACAGCCAGACCACGGAGTTCTTCTGCAATAGATTTGATGTAAGAATAGGTGTTCACACTACCACCCATTTTGATACGAGAAGAACAACAGATGTTTAGATAATCAATAAAGACAATATCTGGTGTGAAGTTTTTCTTTAACTTCAATTCATTTAACAAAGAACGGAAGTGGCCTGCATGAGCAGCTGCAGTTGGGTATTCTTTGATGATTAATTTACCATGTGTCTTTGATTTAAGAATCTCAAACTTTCTTTCATACTCGGACTTAGAAATGGTTTGCAATTCATTTAGGTCAATGTTCATTAGGTTTGCATCAATACGCTCTGCAATTTTTTCTTCGGCCATTTCCATTGTGATATACAACACATTATGGCCTTGACTGATAGAACTGGCAGCACAATGACACATGAACAATGATTTACCAACACCAGTACCAGCAAGTGCGATGTTTAGAGTTTTGATTGGGAAACCACCTTTGGTGATTTTGTTGAACAAATCAAGGTCAAAGCGAATACGAGATTCAACACGATGATAGAAATCATATCGGTCATCATAATCATTTAGATAATCGTGACCAACAGAATTGTCAAATGAAACTCCAAGAGCATCACTCAGGAGTTTTGGTATTTCACCTTTGGCTTTCTTACCAGATTTATCATCAAGGATGCCAACAGATTCCATGATGGCATTATAGATTGCTTTATCTTGGCAGAACTTCTCTGTGTGTTCTACAAGCCATTGTTGTTCAGATGGGTCTTTGTCATCGTGAACTTCATTGAGAATGTCAATTGCTGTCTTAACTTCAGATTCAGAAAGATTTTTACTTTCTGTGAAATTAATTACAAGAGCTTCGTGTGTGGGTAGTGTTTTGTATTTGTTGGCAAAATCTTGAACTTCTTTGAATACATTTCTTTCATTGATATCGGAGAAATACTCTGGTCTAATAAATGGAATAACTTTACGAGCATACTCCTCATTGTATATCAAATTCTTGATTATCGTCTTTTCTAAGCGTTTCATATTGTTGTTTCGTTAAGATTTCAGTTAGTATATCACCCATCATTGTAGAGAAGTTTTCATCTTTTGTCAAGTCATCAATGTCGTGTTTACCTGGATTCACAATCGTATATCCAAATTGCAACACACCCATTTCTCCTTGAGGTACTACTCTCACTTTACCATAATGGTAAACAACACCAGCATACTCACCTTCTAAGATTTGTAGGCCGGTGATTTCAGAGTTAGTAAAGTCGATGAACTTAAAATCTTTACCTTCAAGCGGCATCTTCTTCTTCTTGTAAAAGAATTGGGTTACTTTCTCCCATAATGTTTCCATAAGCGATTCCATATTTTTGATTTACATACTCTTTGAACTTTTCATCTTTCAATAATGGCAACATGAAGTCATCCGTTTGAGTAGCTTCAAATCTTACTTTGTCACCTATTTCTCCACTTTTTTGGTCAACCTTTGCATACCAACCCGGAGATGGTTTAGAAAGAAACCCGCCTTCAATGGCAATATCCACAAGGCCAGAATACTTTTGGATACCACCATCAAAAGATACGCTGATAGGAATCTTAGACTTTTCTTTAACATAACGAGATTTCTCCACATTGATAATAAAATTGTAACCAGTAATTTCTGTTCCAGTTTTTTCTTGTTGACGACCAAGAATGTAAATATTATCAGCAGAGTAATAAGAACCTGTACCACCACCAACGATATCTTTAGGGAACATACCAATCTCTTTGTAAGTATGATTCACAACAACCAATGAAATATCTTTTAGATTTAAGTGTGGTGTGACCATGCGGAACAAACTCTTAACTTGTTTAGCACGGCTCATATCTGCAACCGATTTGCCTTCAAGAGCATCTTCAACTTCTTTCTTTGATGCCAGATTGCCAATAGAATCAAGGATAATAATCAGTTTATCACCACGATTCACTTCTTGAAGTTGTTGCATGATATCAAACTTCAACTGTTCAATGTCAGTCAATGGAGTATGCAACACTCTGTCCATGTCAATCTCAAATGTTTCAAAGTATTTGATAGGTGTACCAAACTCTGAATCATAGAATAAAAGAACGGCATCTTTGTATTTGTCCATATACGCTTTAGCCATTAATAAACTAAATGCCGTTTTAAAATGTTTAGATGGCCCGGCCCACATTGTTAAGCCTGGAATAATACCACCATCTAATTTACCACTTAATGCCACATTAATCATTGGCACATCGGTTGGTACCATATCTTTGTCTGTAAAGAATTTAGATTTGGATAGAATTGCACTATCTTTAATTGTTGAATTCTTTTTAATCTTCTCAAGTAAACTCATATTAAAACTGACCTCCATCAAGTGTCGTAATTTTGGATTTGGGTATCACTTCATGCATTTCGCCATCTACATAAAAGGATTCTAATGTATTTGAGGCTGTGTTGTCAACCTTTTTCTTCTTCTTTGCCTTTTTCATAGGAATAATATCACCATCTTGTTTTTGTCTTATTCGTTTATAAGTTTGATTTGCGGCAATTAATAACAGAATGGCAAGTGGATCAAAGACAATGATAATAGTAAAGATAACTAACCTTACAGCTTTATCTATGAAACTAGGATCATCTTTGTTATAGAATATTTCGGCGATGTATTTAATTGGCCCAATCTCTGCCGTCAACTTGTTTTCTTCTTTCATTAACGGCAACTTTTCTTTTGATAAACGATTCAATTCATTTTGTGTGGTTTGAATTTCTTTGTCAATCTTATTGGTTGCTGTTGCTGGGTCACCTGCTCGTTTCAAAAGATATTCTAATTTATCACGAGCAATCTTCTCTTGTGTTTCTATGGTCTTTAATTGAACTGTATTAGCACCAACAACCACATTTGATTCAATGTGAGCTCGTGATAGATAACCAAAAATACCCATGCTGGTAATCAACATCAAAAGAATAATTGCAATTGAGAAATAATATTTCATCAGGCGATTTGTTTCTGCCCAATTATTATATAGCCAAGATACTGTTACTAGCTTTGCAATCTCAAGGATAGAACCCATCAGTATGATTGGCCAGAAAGAACCAGGAAATATCTGTGCAAGGCCAATCACAGAATAGAAAGCTGCGATTGCTGACAGAGCAATTGCAGTTAAAAAAGGTAATAGGGCTTGTAGCATTATGGATTAGATTTTGAATGTGGTACATCAAATACAAAGGTTATTCTTGTGCAATCACCAATGTTCTCTGTGCCATGTAGTAATTTGTTATTGAACCATAGTAGAGTACCTGGTTCGACTATCACTTCTTCCTGACCAACCATATATTTATACTTTCCCTGTATTGACAGATGGTATCTATCTTTTGAAATATAATATGAACCTTCATCTATATGACGACCAACTTGACCACCAACTTCCAATGATAGAAATCCACAGCGTTTAAAGTCTTTGAAGTGTCTTTTAAGAAAACGAATTATCTCTGTGTGTCGATGAAACGCAGGAGTTGGAATACAAATCTCACTATCACCAACAAAGTCTTTTACATCTGTTACACCACCAATCACCAACTGTAATACACCAGCAGGTAAGTCAGCGAAGCCACGGTCAACCAATGATTGAACACCATCTAATCCTTTTTGATGTTCCCAATCTTCAGGATATTGTTTCAATTGATTCAGTATCTTTGAAACATTGATGCCTGTTTTGATGACACGAATATTATCCAAAGAAGTCCTCCAATGAACTACTCTTTTCGGTTGTCCAATTCATACAATCTAAAATCACTTTGATTGGTTCAAGAAATGCCTTTTCAAATTGAGTATCATAGTCAATATATTCTTGTATGCCAAATTCTTTTGGTAGACGAACAGGATAAGAAATGACCATATCTTTGAATGGGTTTGGTTGTTTTAGATAAGTAAACTTCAACTTCTCACCATCTTGAATCAATGGGTATTGTTTTGTCAGACCCAATTCTTTTAGATAGTGATTGTATATAATGGCACCTTTCACATGAATTGGTGTGCCTTTCTTATACATGGTAACTCTATCAGAATATTCTTTTAAGCCATTCAGACCACGAGGAAAAGATATTTCTTCTGGTGGTAAAGTCTTAAACCTTATTCTAAAGTCCTCAATAAATTTATGCACATCATCTTCAGTACCGGTCATCATAATCTTAATAGATTCTTTCATCATTTCACGGATAGAAGATGGTGTAGATGACTTAATCATTTCAAGACCCATGACCTTCATCTGTGGTTCATTATACTGAATACCTTCGTTGTTATATACATTGAGAATGTACCGCTTCTTGGCAGTCCAGATACCTTTATCTGCCAACGATTCTCGTTTCATTTGCATCTTTTGAGCATACGCATTAACGTAATTTGCAAGTTGATTGTATGATTCATCAATATACGGCTGTATTTTATCTTCACAGACCTTATCCATGATGGTGATGATTTCTTCAGTTGATTTATTCTTACCTGCAACAATCTTCTCCACAAGTTCTCCAAGACGGAGATAGATGGAGTCAGTATCGCTCGCAATAACATAGTCCTCATTTTCTGTTCCCAATAATTTGTTCATGTAGGCATTAATCTTGTTTTCTATCCAACGAATTGATAGTTGACCAGCCAAAGTAACTGCAAGAGCCATACGCAAATCATAAAAACGGAAGTATTGTGAACCCAATGCACCGTAAGCGGAGTTTAGCGAAACCTTTTTAGCAAGTTGTAGATTATTAAACTTTGCTATGTTCTTTTCAATCTCATACTTCTTCTTCAGGTCAGGTTCATTTTCATATTCTTGTTTTGCCTTCAACATCAATTTCTTAAACTTCTTTCTATCTTCATACATATCTTCCAACATCTGAGGCAGAAAGCCTTTTTTATCTGTTCGGAAAAATTGACCATTTGGTGTGATAGTAACACCTTTCAGTTTTGATAGGTCAATTTCTTTATTCAGTAACTTCTCAACTGATACACCACGAGAAATGATATCACGCATCTCTGGAGTATAATCAGCCACTTCAATCAGATTCTCTGGTGAAATACAATACTGCATCATTAAATGTGGATACAAAGAGTTCAAATCAAATGATGCCACCCACTTATGCATACCAACTTGTGGGTCTTTGACATAAGCACCCTCAAATGCCGATGTTTTACTTTGCACAACTTTTGGCGGAACAACAATGCCTTTCTCCAGTAGATACGCATATGTCATTGAATCCCACATACGAGTTTGTGCAAAGATATCTTCGTAGTTTGTTTTCGTATCATAAGCCAAAGTCATACCAAGTTCAATCAGCTTTAACTTTTCTTCCATACGCACAATGAGTTCAACGTCTTTGATATTATACTCAATAAACTTTTGATAGTTTAAACGATATAAAGCATGGAGATTATCATACTCATCAAACGATAGTTTGCTGTCGCCAAGTTCTACATTGGCGATGTTGTCTAGTTTATATGAATCTTGTGATTTACCTGCAGGAGCATACCATCTGTATAGTTCAATGTAATCAAGAAATGATACACCAACAAATTCATATGCAATCAATTCACGACCATTGATTACTGTCTTGCGTTCACTCAACATATTCCATGGTGATAACTTCTTTGTGTCATCTTCACCAAGAATCTTATTGAAACGATTTACAAGATAAGGTATATCAAAGAACTTAATGTTCCAACCAGAAAGAACATCTGGTGTGTTTTCTTGCCAGTAGGCTAAAAACTTTTTACATAAATCGGTCTCATCCTGGCAACGAATGTATTTTTCTTCACCTTTGGTTTCATATTCACCACAACCAAAGACAACAGTATCACCACCAAGATATTTGATACACACGGCAGTAATCTGTTCGTTTGCTTGATATGGGTCAGGAAATCCATTCTCTGAACCAACTTCAATATCAATAATAGCAATAGATATATCTTCTATGTTCCAATCAACCATGCCTTGATGGTTGTCAGCAATAAAGGCATATTCATACCTTGTTTGACCATAGATTTTGAAATTAGAAACTTCATCGTAACGCTTTACGAAATCACGAGCCTCACGAATAGAATCAAACTTCATTGGCTCAAGATGTTCACCTGTGAGAGTTTTGAACTTGGTAGGTTTCTTACTTGGCAAAAACAAAGTAGGCGAGTATGGTATCTTACCTTTTACTCGCCTGCCATCTTTAATGCCACGATAGAGAATGTTGTTGCCTACACTTGCAACATTTGTATAATAACTAGTCATTCATACATTCTATCATACTTTTGGGATTGACGAGGCAATTGTGATGCCACTACCAAAGATTTGGTTATATTGATTTTCTAATTCAACAACTGGTGTAGATGTGACCAGAATATCATCTTTTTTAATTTTGAAACCCTCTTTGAACTCTGTTGCATATTCTAAGAATGGTGCAAATGCAATACTGCCAGGATCATTCTGAGCTCGAGGTGGAACTTGGACAACTTGAACGGGTTCTTTAATGGTAATAACCGCACCCATTAAGTCCTCTGTTACTTTACCCATAAGGGTATGATTAGTCTTGAGTGTAAGGAGTTTTATCGTCATAATGTTTAATCTCTAAAATTGAATCAACGGTTTCTTTTGATTGTTTAAGTGCAAAGTCTGTAGCCTCTGTAAGTGTATTAAAAACTTTATTCACCACAAACTGATTAGAATTGTAGTAATACACTTTATACATTTACTGGCTCCGAAGCAGGAAATACTGCTAGTGTAACCCATCGTTTAGGAAATAACATTTCACGGCCACGATAGTCATTCATATCAGCGGTTGGGTCTTGAACAAGACCAACAAGTTCAACCATATTGTCAAACTCACGGAGAAACAAGTCATACTTGTCGGCACGTGGCAACTTATTATCAATTGCCAATTTCTTTGCTATTTCACGGATGTTCATTTTGTTACCTTATTTAATTCAGATTGATAAGTTCTTTGTCTTAACTCGGAAGAACTAAACCGATGGGTGCGAGAATTGTAGTATGTTTTAATACCACGATTATCACAGATATCACGACCTGT